GAGAGCGTGATGTTGTTGCCCCCGGCCAAGACGAACGTCCCCGAGGAGATGAGCGCGGTGGCGCCGGCGGTGTTGCCGCTGATCTGCCCGGTGAGGGCGGGATAGTAGACGCCGCCGTTCATCTAGTACTCCGTGACCCGGAGCGATCCGGTGGGACCGCTGTCCCAAATGGCATCCACGGCCCCCGCATAGGGGGGTGTCGGCAAGAGATGAAAACCGCTCGGGAAAATCTTCACGGTGAAGGAGGAGGCCGAGGCTGTCGTCCCGTACTTGAGATAACACGCCCGGTCCGCGTCATTGTAGAACGTCGCCGCCCGTCGGGAGGTGTTCGACGCGAGGACCGACGTGCTGGAGGCCGACGAGGCGACATTCGAGACCGTCGCCGCGGCCACGCCCGCCGGGGACACGTTGACCGGATTGGCGATCGTGCCCCCGGCCACTGGCCCCCCGGAGGCCGGCAAGGCGATCCCGAAGATGGTCTGCGGGGCGGTGCCGCCGCCCGTGTCGTAGTCCAGGTTCTCGGACGAGACGCCGGTCAGGAGCCCGGACGAGGCATCACTGAAGCCCATGTAGTCGGCGCTGGCCGGGACGGCTGCGCCGGTGGCCCCGGCCGCGGCGTTCCCGCTGGACCCGGCCACAATGTTGACCTTGACGTTCCGGTTGGCGTCGAGCGCCATGACGCCCAGATCGCCGTCGGTCAGCACGGACGGCGTCGACTGATAGGCTCCCATCGCGGGCGTGCCGGCCGTCGTATCCGCGACGAATGCCGCGCCGTCGACCGCCGACGTGCCCCCAGACCCCGCCCCGGACACGGCGGTCAGGACATTACCGGAGGCGTCGACTTTGATCGGCTGGACATTGCCCGACGGGTCTTGCGCCCCCATCAAGGGCGCGGTCGGGGGGACCGTCTGCCCGATGAGGCTTGGACCTTTTGACGATTGCTGATTCGCCATGACGCGCTACGCCGCGACGAGTACCGTCGAAATGGTGCCGCCGCCGCCAATCGCGGTGGAGATCCGGGTCCGGATCCACATATAGGCACTGTCGGTCAAGGGCACATGCTTCTGCGCGCCGCCGCTCACGTCCGAGGCGTTCACGGTGGTGACTGCACTCCATGTGCCGGCGTAGAGCTCGGCGGCCGCTCTGGTCGGGTTGTAGTCGGCGGTTTCGATCGTGATGACGCCGCTCGAGGTCGTGCCCGCGCCGGTCACGTAGATCGCGATTTCCTTGTAGCCCAGACAGAGCACCGGTTCGGAGGTCGTTTCGTCGACCGTTTGCGCGCTCAGCATCGGCACGCGGAGACTGCCCAATCCCACTTCAGCCATGTGTCCTCCTACCGGTTCGTCGTCATGTCCAAGCCCGTCCGGTAATTGAACGACGCCCGGCTCCTGGTATTGCTCGGCATCCCGGCATCCTGCGTGCGGAGGCGGGGCACGAATTCATTGACTGAGAAGATCCGCGCGCGGGCTTCCCGGGCCTTGGTGGACGTCAAGGCATTGACCGGCCGCCCAAACGCCGGCGCCAGGTCTTCGGCCAGGGTCAACATCACGGCCGCCTGATAGCCCGAGGGCATGTTGAGCGTGTCCCCGATGACGACCTGGGCGAACGTGTTCGAGGTGACGAGTTCGAGCCCGTAGGTCGCGGTGGGATTCGGCCAGAAGTGCAGGATGCCCAGCGGCCAGTCGGGTTCGTAGTACAGGTCGGTCGGAAAGGTGCTCGTGACGCTGCGGACGCTCACCGAGGCCCACCACTGGTAATCCCGGATGTTGATGGGTTGCCGCACACTCGGCGTCACGGTGTTGAGAATGACATTGGCCGTGAGGATCGCATCGGGCCGGGCGTTCACGAGGGCGAAGTCCGGGGACGACGCCGCGGGCCCCAGTGTGTAGTCCTGCTGGCTGCTGATGAACGTGAACGTGTCGAAGCGTTCGACATACGACGCCTCTTTCATGGCGTTGTAGTTGTCGAAGAGTTGATTCAGCCGCACCACCGCGAACTGACTGTCTTCCGCGGCGAGCGGCTGCCCACCCGCCAAGACCCCAATCTCGCGGAGGCTGTCGCTGATGAGATCGGTGACCGTGACAGACGGCATCTAAGGGTCTCCCACGCGGGGACGACTCACACCGAGCCGCCCCCGCGCGTCCGATTACGTGCCGACGGCGACCCAGGAAAACGTCTCGGTGCCCGTCGACGCGGTGCCCGCGAGCACCCAGCCGTAGACATCGACGTTTCCGGCCGAGGGCGTGCCGTGCGTGATGAACGCCGTCCCCGAACTCAGCGCCGAGTTCCGGACCAAGGTCGCCGTGAAGGCCACGACGGTTGTCAGTCCCGTCGCCACGGTCGTCGGGTTCGACCCATCGAGGGCCGTCGCCCCTCGGGCGACCTTGTAGCCCTCCGCGACCCCCGCCGCGTAGGGCATGGCCGCCGAGGAGGCCAGTCCGTCCTCGACCGTCACCGTACCGAACGTGTAATCCCCGCCAGGGATTAGAGCGCCTCCCGCGCTCCCGAGTCCCATGACTAGGCCACCGACGCGGCGGTCGAGCCGTCGCTGTAGACGACGTAGCTGTCCGAGCTGTCCCCGGCCTCGAGCACGCCGGTGATCCGCAGGAGGAACCGCTTGGAGGCATTCGACGCCACGGTGGCGACGGTGCTCTTGCTGTTCCCGACCACGAGCGATCCGCCGGTGCCGATGGCCACCGTCAGGGTGGTATCGCCCGTGTTGACGATGAGGAACTCGACCGTCGCGCCGATCGCCGCCGCCGGCACGCCGGCATTGACCAAGGCCGCCGTCGGCAGGTTCATCGTCTGGGCGTCATCCACGTTGAGGACGAAGATGCCCCCGAGGAGTTCGTCGATCGTCGCCGTGCGCGCCCCGCCCCCGGTGGTCAGGGTGGCGGCCGTCACGGTCGTGGACGGAATCGGGTTCCCGGTCCCCAGGCGCGGCTGCCCCATGAGGGGCGAGAAGGCCGAGCCGAAGGGGTTGGTCGTGCTGCTGCTCTGTGTCGCCATGTCCGATCTCCTTTACGCCGACAGCACGCGCACGGCGCAGTTGCGCGGGCGCAGTTGGCCGAAGCCCATGAGCACGTCGAAGCGGTTGATCATCTTCGACTGCTGCGGGTCGAACATCCGGACGAACCGAATCGCGATGCCCGTCTCCGGGTCGCGCGACTGGCTGGCCATTTCGACCGCCTTCGGCGTCTCGAGCTTGACCCCGACCAGGGCGAACGCGCCCTTGTTGAAGTAGAGCCCCTGCTTGCCCACCTTGCCGTTCGGGCTTGAGGTACCCGGGAACAGCGTGATCACGTCGGCCGCGGTCGGCAGGCGGCTCACGTTCTGGTACTGGCTGCCCGGCCCGTACACCGTATCGGTGAGCGTGAGCGTCGCGCTGGTCGTCGTCGCGGTCACATCGGCCGCCACCGTGAACGTCGACGTGTTGGCCGTGGAGGCCGTGCGCCGGGTCAGGGGATTCGTGTTGTAGACCGACGCGATCCCGATGACGTCGCCCTTCTTGAACGTGTCGCCCGAGGTGCACGTCACGATGAGCGAGTTGGTGCCCGAGGTCATGGTCGTATTGACCGAGACCGCGCCCTGCCACGTCCCCGCGGTGTGGTCGTAGAGCGACATCGACTCGTACCAGTCGGCGCCGCTGTAGCGGCCGATCGCGCCTTCCTTGTACTGCTTGCTGATCGCATCGGGCGGGTTGAACAGGCCGAGCGCGGAGCCCACGAGCGAGGTGTTGACCGAGGGCGGGATGCAGTTGATTCGGGCGCCCTGGGAGACGCCGCCGAGCTCGATCATCCGCTGGCGCGCGCTGTTGAACACGGTCAGGGACGTCGGGTCGGTGCCGAGCACGCCGACGATCTGGCTGGCGTTCTGGTAGGCGAACTGCGCGCAGCGGGAGTCGATCTCCTGCTTGATCTGGTCCATCGCCGGCTCCAGATACTCTTTCTTGATGCGCTCCTGCCCGCGTTCGACCTGGAGCGCCGCCTGGGCGGAGTCCCACTCGAAGTCGACGCCGAAGATCTGGTCACAGGTGACCGTGGTGTAGATCCGGTTGACCGCCTGCGGGTTGTACCCGAGGCCGGTGCGGACCGTCCACTGCTGGGGGAGCGGAATGCGGACAGTTTCGCCGACGGCGAAATCCTTCGTGAATTCCTGGTTGTAGTCGGTGTTGAAGCCCTGGGAGACTTCGAGTTTGTTCAGGAGGAGCCGGAGGCCCTCCATCGACAGCCAATCGACAAATTGAAAGACGTTCGCCATGACGACACCCGCCTCATCGCCCGCGCTCCT